GAAGAAAATGATCACCGAGGGCGACAATCTAATTGGCGCCACCAAGGTGATAAGCAACGCCAAGACCAAGAAGGTCGAGTATGTCGAATTCAAGATTGCCGATTGGATGTACGACGAAATCACGCAGGGCGATAAACCGGATGTACTGACGGTGCACCCGGACTATTTCCTGCTCGATGCGGGCATTGGGCGCTTCCTGTATCGACTGGCGCGCAAGGCCGCGGGCAAGACCAGTGCCCGGTGGGGCTTCAGGACCATATTCGAGCGTAGCGGTAGCACAGGTGAGTTTAAGGAGTTCACCCGCGCGCTCAGGGAAATCATCAAGGCCAATGATCTACCTGAGTACTATTTAAGCGAGGAAGACGGCCTGGAGGGGCAGGTGTTGTGCATGGCTCACCGTAGCCAGGTCGAGAAATGGAAAGACGTGACGCCGGCGGCGGTGGGCACAGAAGCGCCAGCCGAGGAGTCTGCCGCTCCCGAAGTAACCGAGTAGGCGCAAACCCCTCCCCGATTGCCGGCCGGCAGCCGGTGACAATTCCCCCCCTGACTTAGCGCGATGGGGGTGGTGATGATTGAAGTTTCCAGGTTCTACAAGGAAGTGCGCCGGTTCTGCCAGACAGAGCCAACGTATTCCACCTTGCGCCAGGTGGTGCGCACTCTCCCAAGCGATCGCTTTGACCTGTCACGGGTTGCCCGTCGCGTCTACAACGACCCCACTGAAGTGCTGACCATCATGGCGGCCGCCGGTTTGCCCAACGTGGACGCCGAACTCAAGGAACAAGACCTGGTGTTGCCTACGCTTGAGCAGTTGCGCGTGCTAAAGCAGAAGGCTGGTCTGGCCAATAGCGTGCGGACCAAACGCTAATGGCTGCCCAGGACGATAAAGACCCGCGCCTAGCGCTGGTACAGAGCGCCAACCAGGCAGGCAAACAGGCGAGCAACAAATTCCTGTACGACCTTAACCGGCGGTTGGGGGACAAGGAAGAAATCCTCACCGCCGACGACATGTCGGGCCTATACGATCCGTCGCGCCGCCTGTTTACCTCGATCGATGGCAGCCCTCGCCTGCTGACGATGGATGACATCCTGGCGTTCAAGGCCGCGGTGAAGGATGTACAGAAGCGCCACGGCCTACAGAAGAACGGCAAGGGCGTATTCGGCGGCATTCTGCCCAAGCAGGTAATCGATCTATCCCGAGCCCAGGACCGTCGGCGTTCGGAAAAGGAGATTCACACCTGCGTACCGGTGACCAACCGCGCCGGCCTGGTGCACTTCCAAACCAACGCGGGCCCGAACAATGGGGCGGTGCGTCACCACGTCATGGTGCAGTTCCTGGGGTACGACAGCGCCCTGTCTGGCGGCATGTCCTCGAAGGACGCCGCCAAGCAGATGATGCGCAGCAAGATCAAATTCGACTGCGACTGTGGACGGCACACCTTCTGGTTTCGGTACATCGCCAGCATTGGCAACTTCAACTATGGCCGGGCAGAGGACGGTTTCCCGAAGATCCGCAACCCGACGCTCTACGGGGTGGGCTGCAAGCACGTATTGCGCGTGATGCAAGCTATCACCCACGGGCCGACGTTCCTGGGCTTCGCTACCCGGATGATCGAGAACGGCCGCAAAACGCTCAGCAACAAGCGACAGATTGTGTCGGTGGCGGATCAGAAGGCGTTCATTGAGAAGGCCGGCAGCGTGCGCGCCAGGGACCGGGCTATCACCACATCGAACGAACGCCGGGAGGCTCGCAAAGGCACTCCGGCGGGCAAGGCCAGGACCGCCGCGCGCATCCAGGCCGCGAACGATTCGCTACGCAAGACACACGCCGCGAAGGTCAACAAGCCTGTAGGCGCAGACAAAAAGATCAAGGTATTGATGGGGCTGGGTTACAGCCGTGAAGCCGCACTGGCCGCAATTGCCGCCGCAGACAAAGCACAGGGTTAAGCATGCTCAATAACGTCGCAATCGCAGTGAACAAGGCCAACCGCCAGCGTACCTTGCGTGAACCCAACGCCATCGACTGCGTGCTGTTCACCAAGCGCGTGGATCGAGCTGGCGAGGGCAATTCCTTCGACGGGGCGCCCACCCTTGGGGGGGCAGGCATGCTTTCGTCTGAAGATGAGGTGAACTATACGTGGGTGGTCGCTTGTGACGCCCGCATTCACTTCGCGCAAGGCTACGCAGCCCCGCTGGGGAACACCTCGGACAACGGTGGGCACCTGGACTACGAAGATCAGGTGCTTGAGGCTTCTATTGAGCCGATCCCCAACCCTGGTACCGAAGGTTTTGTGCTGCCTGATCGCCAGATGCTGGTAGCTGTGCTGGTGGGCGGTGGCGTGATCGTTAACTACCAGATCGTGGACGTGACCGGTAACGTGAATATTTACCCGTACACCCGCAAATACCTGCTGAATCCGCGTCCTGATGAGGCCGCCACCGCCGCGCTGGAGGTGTAGCGAGCCGATCGCAAATAGGGTGCAAAGCCCCAGGAAATTGGGCGTTCTGGGGCCGTTACGCTGTTTGCCAAATAGGCCTACTGCGTACCGACTCACATGGCAGACGAAACCCAACCGAAAAAGTCCCTGATCAGCAAGCTGGGCGCCGCCACCAAGGCCGCGACCAAGCTACTGCTCTCCGAAGTGGACGTGTCGCCCAACAAGATGGCCAACGTGTCCACCTTCGATGCGGATTACGTCGGCATTGAAATGATCATGGGCAACGCCGATCGGCCCGCCCGAGCCAGGTCAGAAATCTATCTGAAGTGGCATCACATGATCCAGGACGGGCTGATTAGCACGATCCTGCGCCTGCATGTCCAGATGGCTCTGGGTGGCCATGAAACCACCGGCGAAACCGTCTTTATCGAGCCCAAGCCGAACATCAGCGCCACTGAAGCCAAGATCGTCGAAGACCTGCAGGCGATCGCCACCATGCTCAACAAGAGCGCCCACGGTACTTGCTTCAACGCTGCGACCTTTGGCGATGGCTTTTCCCGGATCTACGTCAAACCCAAGGTGGGCGTAACGCTGATCGATGCTGAATCACTGTTCCCGCCCCTGGTGCAACCATACGTGGAAGCCGGTCGCACGGTGGGCTATGTGGTGGCGCTGGGGCCGAAGATGCAGACGCGCTTTAGCCACCTGCAGGTTGTGCGCATGAAAATGCCGCGCATGGTGTTCGTTCCCCAGATGCGGGCGGTCGAGAACGCCCAGAAGATGAATCTGGAGGCCGACGACCCAGACATGATGGTCCCGCTGCCAGACCTGGTGGGCGGTTCGTTCCTTGAGGCCATGGAGGAGGATTACGACAACCTGATTGCCGCCCTGCGCGGGATGATCGGGCAGCGTATCGCCGGCTCCATTGATGAAACCATGATCGGCGCCAACATGTCGGACATGACCCTGGAGCAGCAAGAGAGCTTCATGCGCTCGCTGGAGAAAATGCTCAGGTCTATGAAGGACCGGGCAGAGCAGGCGGTGAAGAACGGCACCTACGCCGTTTCGCGCAATTTCCACGTTATGCCGACCTTCAACGAAAAGCAGCTCACCCAGGTCACCAGCTTCACCGGCAGCTCCAACAGTGGCGCCGGGGCCAACATCGAGGACGTGATGTTTTGCGCCCGCAAGCTGGCCGGTACCGGCGGCATCGATCTTTCAATGGTGGGATTTGCCGACCAGATGACCGGCGGCCTGGGCGAGGGTGGCTTTAACCGCACCAGCAGCCAGGCGGCCGAGCGCTCTCGGATCATCCGCACCGCCTACATGAGCTACGCCAACGACATTATCGATCGCCATATGGTGGCGAAGTACGGTTTTGCCTGGGCGGACAGTGAGCGCCCTTACAACGTCAATTTCTTCGGCTCGATCGCCGCCCTGGAAGCCGAGAAGCAAGCCAGCCGCGAGCGGTCAATGAATACCGTCGCGATCCTGGTGCAGGTGCTGGCGCAGATGCGTGACCTGGGCATGGATGAAGAAGCGAACAAGGTGATGCTCCTTATGGCCGAGCTGGATCAAGAGCAGGCCAAGTTGTTGGCCAAGGGGCTCAAGAACGCCAAGCCGCCCCAGCCTGATGGCGGGATGATCACGGGGCCGGATGGCCAACCTGTAGAACAGTCAGAGCCTGAAGTGGCGCTGACACAAGACAACAACGACGAGGCCGCGTAATGCCAATCCGCACCCCAGTAATCAGCTACAACCTCAACGAGCGCGGCCGCGACTACACCGGCCAGAATCGCGCCATCGATATCGACGCAGCCATGCGCCTGATCAACAGCCCGGCCACCCAAGAGTCTGTGCGCAAGGGCGACTACTTTGGCTATGTCGGCCACGGCTTCCGGGAGAAATACGGCCTGGCGGTGCCTGAGACAGTCATTGAAGGGGGCAAAACAGTCGTGCTGGAGCCAGCGGTGAAAACCGTGTTCCTAAAGTGCATGCCCGACGGCACCGTACAGCACCAGCAAGAGTTCCTGGATTCTGGGCCCGGCCGAGTGGCGGCGCGCTTGTACCAAAGCAATAACTGGGGTTTCAGCTCCGTTTTTTTTGCGCCGGACGTGAATGGTAAGCGCACCCCGCGGCAATACTTCGGCATGGACTTTGTACGCAGCCCCAACTACGACACCAACCGTGGCTATGCCGCGATGCTGGACAGCGTAGACGCGGGCGCCCTGTCGTCGGGTGGCTTCGCCCAGGACTATGGCGACATGATGGACAGCGTGGACAGGATGATGGCTGAGAACGACGCTCACGCGGCCGGTATCAGTGAATCCTACCTGGCACAGTGTGCTGTCAATGATGAGCTGGTGGAGCATATTGCTCGCCTGACAGAGCGTTTGAAGGCTGGCGGCGGCATGCTCGACAGCGCCAGCCCGGATAAGCTCGAACGCGGTGCCAGCTACATGCCCAGTCGCGCTGCCGAAATGCTCGATAGCGCCGATCGCTTCATGCGGGCTGAGCTAGAAGCCTTGCCGGGCGTGGTAGTGCCCGCCCAGGAGGAGGAAACCATCGGCTTCCTGGCCAAAGGCCGCACCCTGGTCAATCAAGTGCTTGGGTTGCGCTGAATATGGCCGAACTGCAGCAGGATCAATACGACCAGTCGGGCTTCCTGGTGGGGCCCAAGACTGAGGACGATATCGACAAGACCGGGCGCGAGATTGACATTCTTCGCGCCATTCATGACGACACCCAGGAAAGTATCAGCCTGCTTTCGCGTATTGCTGATGGGATGGGCGCGCGTTCTTTCGCCCCGCCACCGGATGCCGGTACGCCCACGATCGTTACCAGTGATCAGGAGCGCGGCCAGAAGGTCCGGACAATGCACGCCGCGCCGACTGAGCCTGTAGCCCCAGCCAGCGCGCCGATCATCGGTACCGGGCAGGCGATGCCGGCGGTGGCAAGCGCGCCACAGGCCGCCCCGAACCCGGCAGTGCTCCAGGCGGTTCCGGCCGTTCCAGTCCAGCCGCGCACCCGTGTCGAAAACGACCAGTTCAAAACCGCGGTACCGCTCACGGTAAAACCTGTGATCGCTGACGAAGGTGTGGCCAGGGCTGATCGTGCAGAGCGCAAGCGCCAAACCAACGGCCGATTCGGCGCCGACGGTGCTGGCCAGGCTGACGCCAGCGAATCGAAAACATCCAAGGCGATGAGCGCCGCGTCGGAATCACTCAAGAGTGCCGCGCAAGGTCTATCGAGCAGCACCGACAACATCGACCCAACCGTCCAGGCCGCCAAGGAGGTGGCCGGTATCGTTTCGCCGGTAGTGGGCGTAGTGAAGCCGCTGGCCGGCTTGTTAGGCATGCGCAAATCTTCGCCAGAGGAAAAAAGTCAGCGTT